GTGTGAAGAAAGATCCTGCCGTATTGTAATTAGCAGTACCAATTTTTTTAAAAATGTCAATTTTTTCGTCTATGTTCTTAACTCTATTAGCGTACTCAGTATCATTTTGAGGTACTCTATATTGTTGATTTAAATCACTAGCGTAATTTTCAAACATATTCAACTGTACCTGTGAGCCAAGCTTGTTGAATTCTGAAGGGGTTATATAACCTCTCTGTTGTTGGTTAAGTATTAATAAGACTGTCTTGTAGACAGTATCTACGTTTATTGCCATTTGTTTATTTTTGTTATAATATTGGGCCCGAGTAAACGAGCCCTATATTAGTATTACAGATTAAGAGAGTTTTTTCTCTATTGTTTTGTAAACTTCTAAACCTTCATCTGTTTTAAACCATGCAGCTAAAGCTGAGTATGGATGTTCCTCAAAAGGTATTGTCATTAGCTTACGACCATTGCTAGCCCATTTAAAATCTCTGTTGTCAACTGAAAGATCAATTATACCTGATTCAACAGCTTTGATACCAACGTTTCTTAATTGAACGTTATCATCTTGAGCTAAGTCAAGGAATAATCTAGGTTGTCTTTTAGCAAACAATAACACGTCTCTTTTTATCTCTTTAGAACTCATGCTTGATACTACTGATCCTTTTTCTACTCTTAGAATAGCTTCCGCCTCATCAATATCAATGTTCTTAGCAAAGTTTAATGCTTGAATTTCTATTTCTAAATCTATTAACTCATCTTCAGCTTCAGCAATTGGTTGATGCTCTGTATATCTTGTATTAAGATATGGATGATATATAGATAATAATTTTTGTAGTGATTGCATTTCTTTAGGAACACTTAAACTACCATCTTTAAATACTATATGAGATAATGTAGATTCGCCTTTTTGGTCTTGTTCAAAAGGAGTAACTTGATTAGTAGCATATCTTATTGCTTTTTGTTCTCCTGTTTCCTCGTTAAACCATAACAATGGATATCGAGCTGAATGTTTAGACGGTAACGTATACGTTAAAGGCTTGTGGTTTCCTGTAAGAAAGTAATTTCTATCTTTAATTTCCCAACCTTCTAGTTGAGTTTTCTTTGTTTTTTTAGACATAATATAATATAATTAAAAAGTTAAAATAAAGGGCAAGGCGCCGAAGCGCCTATCCTTTAAATAAATATTAAGCAGTAAATAATACGAAATTATTTGCAGCTTGTGTTACTAGACATCTTTCAGATAAGAAAGAAACTTGCATAAAATCCGCTGTTGTAGTGAATGCACCACCAACAGATCCTGTGATCCAAGATTTCATTCTTCTATCGTCAGCTTGTGAAGCTCTGTAACGTACGTGTAAGAACGGTCTACGTATGTTTGTACCAAGTAATTGGTCATAAACAGTAGTTGTTCCTGCAGGTACTAATACACCATCGATGTTGTCACCGCCAGTGAAGTTACCAGAACCACCTCTTGTAGAAGCATCATTTAGATATTTCCATGAAGTCTTGTAGAAGTCATAAGAACCTCTTCTGAATCCAGAAAATCCTAAGTTCAACGCCATTTCTTCAGAGTTTTCAAATACACCGTAAGATGTACCTCCAGCTCCGTAAGAATTTTGTTGTGCTAACATGTTATCAAACTGTAATTCTGTAGCTCTATCTAAGAAAAGCATGTTTTCTTCAATAGCACCTTGAGAATCTAAGTTCATTAAGATATCATCGAAATCTTGTAAAGATCCACCGAATCCTGCCATAACGTTTCCTCTAGTGTTGATAGCAGAGAATAAACCTTGCGTACCTGCACCTTGAACAGCAGCTCCAAATCCTGAAGCAGCAGGTAAAGCACCAGCTACAGCTTGACTAAGGAAAGATAAATCACCAGCACCACCTCCAAATGAGATAGCTCTTTCGCCTTCAACCATACTCATTTCTAAGTAGTCTTCGAATCTTAATCTAGTTTCTCCTTCAGCTTTTAGATACCATAAGTATCCAGAAGTTCCATCTTCAGCAGCAACTTCAACCCAACCGATTTGAGCAGTATCAGATCCACTAACTTGGTAGTTAGATTTGATAATGATCGGAGCGTTAGAATATTGAGTAAATGAAGGTTGGATATTTTCTGTAGATCCTAATGTACCTTTTGCAAATTCAGAACCGTATACGAATACTTTTAACCCAGTAAGACTTAGTCCTATTAAAGATGTTGCATCGTAAGCGTAGACATCAATTGAATTTACGTTACCACCAGCAGCAGCTGCACCTACAGCACCAACAAATCCGTGAATAGTAGCTCCTGGTTTAGCAGGATCCATTACCACGATAGTCATGTTTGTAGTTATAACGTTAGTAACACCAGCTGTTCCAGCAGGATTAACGTTGATTGTAAAGTTATTCGCTTGACGAGTACATCCGTCGTAAGAGATATGTAATCTATTTTGTTCAGACCAGATTACCTGATCAGACGTCATTGGCATTTCAGCACCTACCATTCTTAAGAAACCTCCTAAAGTACGATTTCCGTATCTTTCTATTTCAGCTTCATAAATTTCTGGTAAATATTGTTGTGCGAACGTCCCACCGCCAGCGGCGTTGTTAAATTGTAGATAATTTGATGATAAAGCTTGCGCCGTAGGCGAAGGAACCAAATTACCATATTGTGGAGATAATACACCCATAATTTTTAATTTTTAATTTTTGATTAGTTAAATTTTCTTGTTTTGATTTTTAGTCTAGAAGAATCTTGTCCTGTAACTGCTTTAACTTTTAATCCTCCAATAAACACATCACCTTTTGGAGTCTCTCTTACTTCAGTTGTTATGTTTTTAGAATTAGCAACGACACTTTTTACAGCGTCTGCCTTACCTTGCTCATAAAAATGTTGAGCAATAGTGTCAGCGTTGTCTGCGGCGTACACGGCTTTGTGGTAACCAGCGTGATTAGTTACATTACCTTTGTCATCCATAAATTTGTTAACTAGGTTTTTTAAACTACTCTGCTTGTTAGCGACATCAGAAGGATTTTTAATACCGTATCTAAACTTTTTGTCTCCTACATTGAAATCAAAACCTTTGAAATCGCTAGCAAATAATTGTTTAGTTTTGGATTTAAAATCAGTATACTGTTTGTCAACCACTTCTTGTTCTTCATTATATCGATTAAAAAAATCCACAGCTTTTTTCTGTTCTTGAGTAACGCCCGGTCTCAACTTGATCTCGTCGTAATATTTACCCTTTAGTTCTTCTAAATAGCTATGAGCTTTTGCAACCTCTTCTTTAAATGCGAGTTTTTTCTTACGGATGTCTCGTTCACCCTCCTCATCTTCATCATAAGAAAAATTATCTTCCATAATGAATTCAATTTCTTCTTTGTCTAAATGAGGTTTTGATTTTTTATAATATTCTACTAGTAAAGATCTGCTATCTACTTTTGAGTAGTCAGCATTTAATCTAGTATAGTCTTCTATTGTTCCACCAGTTTCTTTCATGAAGGCAACTAGCTTTTCTACGTTGTCTGGTAAAATTATTTCAGGCTTTGCTTCAACTACAGGTTCTATTTTTTCTTTTACTTCTTCTTCTTCATCTGTAATCTCTTGTATTATTGGAGACTCTTCATTCACTTCTCCAATAGTAACAATTTCTTCAATAGCAGCCTCAGCTACTGGTTCTTCTTTAATAACTACCTTAGTTATTTCTTGTTTCTTTTCTAACCCTTCGTTAATAGGTTCTACAACCGTAACTTTTACAGGTTCTTTTGATTCTACTTTTTCTACAGGTTCTTTAATAGATTTTTTAATCTTTATAGATCCTTTTGTTTCTTTTTCTGTTGACATGATAAAATATTATATAATTAATTAATAAAATTACCTAGGCATAAACTGCTCTAGGTTCATTCCTCCTCCAACAGAATCGTTTCCGTTAGACTCAAAATTCTTAGGCAATAAATCATTTTTTCTTTGACTTATCATTTCGCTTTGTTGCGTTGCTTGTATTCTAGTTCTTTGATCTTTACGATCTTCGATCTGTGCTTCTTTCTCGTTCATTGTTTTGTTCTGAGCTTCTGTTAACTTTATATTGTATTGAAACTCTAACTCCATCAACTCTTTCTTTATCACAGCTTCTTGCTGTAATTTGTTTACTTCAAACTGAGACTTACCTTGTTCTAATTGAAGCTTAGATTGAGTCATTGCTTCGTTCTTTTGAACTTCAGCCATAGCCGCTCTCTCCGCTGCTTCAGCATTTGCATTGGCTTGTGTTTGTATCATTAACTGTTGCTGCTCTTGATCTTGTTTAATTTTAGCTTTACGCTTAACTTTAAGCATTTGATTAGCTAGTTTTAAGTTTTTAACCTGACGTATATCGATTGCGTCTTCTAAGTTAATACCACCGCTCTGCAAAGCTATTTGTATGTTTTGTTCAAGCACAGCTTTTTCTTCTTCGTCAGGTTCTAGTTCTAAATAGATACCAAATTCAAATAAATTTAAGCTAGACATTTCTTGTAAAGTACCTACGTTAAAAGAACTTAAAGAGTCTTTTAAACTTTGTGCTAGTAAATCATACTCTAATACATCTGATATTTTAAGAGCTACATTTTCTGCTGTTTTAACAGTTAAGAAAGAACATGCTTGTAGTATATGCCTAGTTGCTACGTTAGAATTTGCTGCTGCTAGTTTTTGTATACCTACTAAAGCATCTTTGTCAGGCATACTAGCGTCTCTAGCTTCGTTAAGTCCTGTTACATCTCTTATCATTTGTAAGTAATAATTATAAGTACCTATAAGTGATTGTATTTTTCCATTTGCACTAGAAGTTTGTAGTTCTTGAATAGGTACTTTACCTCTATTAGGATCTCCATCTTGTGTAAGTGATCTACCTACTATAGAACCTGTTTGGAAATACATATTTAATGCTTCTTGAGCATTGTAATTTGTACCGTTACC